GGCTTTGTGCCCTGCTGCTGAGGCAATTTCGTCTTCAATGTCTTCATCAATAAACTCCTTACAATTTACCCACAACACATCTAACGAAGGTAGGCTCATACGAGTGCCTTTACCCATACGCTTCTTCTCCATCTTAGCCTTAGTCCTGCCTCGTTTTAATGAATCGACAAACCCTTCGTAGTTCACTTGCTTTTTAACGCACCATTCTCTAAGTGGGTTAGGGTACAGGTACAACATTTTTATATCATATTCGTACCGTGCTATATAAGTCATTTTAGGTGTAGCATCAGGAATGATTAAGTGGTCCATGTCATCAGTCTTAACGCTTCTTGAATCCTCAGTGCTTTTAATACGCAGAGTATTATTCCAGTTTTCTGCCAAGAAGTTGGTAAGTGTTGTCTCAGCATCTACGTCCATAGAATTAACTTGGTCTTTAACATTAAGGATTACTTGCTTTAACCATTCAACCACAGGCTTAATCTCATAATCTATAAGTCCTGCCCTTTTAGCTACTATCAAACCCATAATCCCATCTGTTGCCAATACCGAATGAAAGCGGTCTGCGGGGGTAAATCCGTACATTTTATCTAACTTAAGTTGTGTAGACTTGTACAAGTTCTTGATACCCTCTATATCGTTCATGATGTACTGTAAGTACGGGATGTTGGCATGACCGTAGTTATTTAAAAGTGTCTCACTCAGTATGTCGGTTTCGCCTTTATCCAACCCTGCTACAGGACGGGCACGTACTTCTAACAGTCGCATTACTTCACCTTTAGGAAGTGCTTTATAACTGCTTAACTTCTCCATGAGTGATGAGTTCCCTGTGCTAACTCCCGCTTGTTTCCAAGGTTCGCCACGAGTACGCTCGGCATTTGATGATGCGGTCATACGGTTTCTTTGGGCACCTGCGGTATATTGGTATAAGAAGTCGCTACACTCTTTAGCAGGGGAATTAGTAAACTCGTCAAGCGGTAGGAATAGATTGTTGTATAACTCGGCTCGGTTCATTTTCGAAGCCATCGTATCAGACTCCTTAAGAACTATTTTGTTTGGGTCGCCCCATATACTAGCTCCAGCATACAACGCAGTTGTCTTACCAATACCTGATTCCGGACTAAATACGTGCAGGAGTGCGGCATTTACTGGAGTGAACTCGGTAAATATAGAGCCGAAAGCAAGCCCAATAATAAACTGGTGCATCTCCATTCCGGAACGGTTATAGAAGTCCATCGCTTCTCGCCATTTATCCATAGTCCCTTTAGTTTCAAACGCTGGGAATAACTGAGCCGTAGCCGCAGATGGAGGGTTATGGTCTACCCTGTCTGCACGAATTTCTTTATCCCCTAAGACAAACGCATCGCACTTGTCATCTGCCCAACCAAACTGCCTTCTTGCCTTATCTGCTTTACCTTTATATTGCATATCGTTTACCCATTTCATTATGTAGTGCATCAGTTCATCTGTTTTAACCATCGCAACACCCTTCGCTGAGAGTTGTTTGCGTAGTTCGTCTTTTGAAGAAGCCACATATAGGGGGATAGTAAACTCCCTCACACCGTCTTTCGGTAAATGCAACCGTATTACAAGTGCTTCCCCTACATCTGAGTCTTCCATTCTTCGTGTTACATACAGGTCGTTGTGGTAAATCAGTACTTCGATTTCGTCTTCCTGTTTAATAATACGCTTATAGATGCCACCGTTCTTACCCCTAAAATACGGCTCAGGATATTTCGGTATAACATATGTCTGCGTATGTCCCTGCGCTATTTGGAACGGCACATCTTCGACAATGTTATCTTCGTCGTTGGCTTCTAATACTTCTCGCCCCAATATGATTGGTGATTTAATAACACCTTTGTGGGTGCATCCGTCACAACCCTTAGGGTTATATTCCTCAAACTTAGCGCAAGTATAAGGACCGCCCTTGATACCACGAACTTTCCTGTCAGCAAATTGAGGGCTATATTCGGGGTGCCTACTGGAAATCTTTTCAATCGCCTTGTCTGCATCTATACAAAATTTGGCGATAGATAGCCCTGCTCTCCACATAGGTTCGTCCATTGTGGTTTGATTCTTAATAATATACCCTAATTGGTTACATCCTTCACCCCTTACTGTTTTAATCAGTATGGTCTTAAACCGATTTGTGTAATTACCAAGAATAGCCTTTGTAGCTTCATCCATCTCACCACGAGGAATGTAGGCCCGTGGAGTAAGGACAGGTTCCCCTATAACATCTTTTAACGTATCTATCTCGTATGAGCCAGATGAGCCACCCAGCAATGTAACTAAACGAGGTTCTTCGTTTTTAAAATTAAACGTATTCGGAACTCGTAAAATACGAACCGAATCCGCTGTTACTACAGGGTCAGCAAACAAGTCTTGGTCATCGCACATACTCTTTAACTTCTCAGCTAAAGGCAACCAAGTTTCCCGTGAAACAGGTTCTTTAAAAGCCCAGTATGCGTGTATACCCCCGCCCGAATTAACAAGCGTTGGCTTCGGCATCTTAGTTGCTTTACAAAAACCTTTTAATGCTACTAACGCTTCATTCTGTGTCTCATAGGGTTTACCCTCACCACAATCAAGGTCAATAAATAAAGACCTTAACTGATTAACATTTGCTGTCTTCCTCGACTTACCGTCTTTGAACGTCGCTAGTGCGTAGTACGCATCATAGCCTTCGTCCTTTAAGTTTTCAGCAACCTTTATTGCATCTTCAAGTTTTTGGAAAAACTTTTGGACAGATTTGTCCGAATCTTTCTTTAACCCAACTATGCAGTAGTATCCTTCGTCGCCAAGGACTTGCTGTAGAAATTCTAAGTTGTTCATTAGCCACCTTCAAAGGTGGGAGTACTTGCGTGTCCTAAACTTCCTTAATAGGTACAGGCTATTTAACGTCGCCGAGCCGACGTGTTCCCCGCTTTCCTCCCGTAACTACAATTAATCAATCATCCCATTCGCCAACTAAATCTTCTAGTTTTTCCTCAACTGCAGGTGCTTTCTTGGTGGGTGACTTCTTAGGTGGTTCAATCGCATCTACTTCAGCTTCAATAGACTCAATTGTTTCGGCTTTCGCTTTTGGCTTATCCTTAACTCCATCGGTTTGGGCAACGGTCATTGTAATAGCCGCTACCGCTTCAGTAGAATCTTTAAGACGTAATACGGTGTTGAACTCTTCTTCAGTCACAGGACGTACAGGCTTAAAGACTAACTTCGGTGTAGGACTTGCTGTGTCAAACCGCATCTCAGTAACAACCCCTGTTATGGGTGTACCATGATTTTTCAGATGACGTGCGTAAGCCTGCAGAGGAAGTCTACCTTTCTCACCATCGCCAAAGACCGAAGTCGCAGGCAACACTAATTGGTAAACTTCTTCCTTGTCAACTTCACCGTCTAGTACGACTGCTAAACGCTGTTGGTAACGACAAGCACGACTATCACCTTGACCAGACCCTTTGATGTTTTGAGGACAAGTTAGGCAGGTGGCTGACTGCTTATCTTTTACCTTTTCATCAGGGCGTTGGCTGTCGGATGACCAGCAAGTTGGGGACACTGCCTCACCTTCTACATAGGTTCCGGCATAGAATGTACGAGAAACTTTAGGTGCGGCTTTAATAATAACTACACTCATAGAGCGTTCCTCAGACACTCGATATTCTTTACCACCAATAAATTCACGGAATACACCGCCTTTAATACTAATACGACGTGCACCAAGGCTTTCACCTGCTAATGCGTTTGTTGCATCATCTTGTGCGTTCTTTAAATACGCAGGTAGACCACCTTTAAACAAAGCTAAATCACTCATTGCCATTCTCCTTAAATATCATCATCGGGGTTAAAATTTAATACTTTTTGTGGGTCATTCGGGTTTATTGGAACCGTTATGCTCCCATCACTTTCTTCTTTCGGCAATTCTCCGCCACACAAAGACCGCAGGGCTTGTTCCACTTCGCTAATCTTAAAACGGTATACACCGCCTAGTTTTAACGAAGGGACTAAATCCTGACGAATCCATGCACGGACAGTAGAAACAGAAACCGAAAAATGCTTCGCTACTCCTTCTATCGGAACGAAGATTTCCTCAGCCATTTTTGCTCCTTTTTATCGTCACAGAATACTCCATATTTGCATTAAGCCCCGGTGGAAGCAGTTCAGGGTTCTCTTCTAAAAAAGCCTTAGTATTGGTTTGGTGCAACCGCTTCTCCAATAACTCAGGCACACCATGTTCAAGAATAAACTTGTTCATAGATTCCCAGTCGGTAGTGGAATATATCGTCCGTATGGTGCGATATACCGTACCTGCTTCTGTTCTTAAACTCTCAGCACCCATAGACTTCATGTGGTCAAGAATAGCCGTCTTGACGGTTTTCATATCCGTCTCAAGCTTGCCAATCCTGTCTTCGAGTTCTCGATTCAGCTCTTCTTTTTTACTGCGCATTTTGATGTAAATGCGAGTAAGTTTTTCAATAGGCACTTCTGCCTTTACAACATCTTCTTCCATAACATTCTCCTGTTAAAAACAATAACGGTTTTGTGTTTTTCTCGCTATTGGTACTTCTACTATACTACCAAACTTTAACTTAGTCAAGCAAATTCTTGTAAAGTTCAACTAACTTTACATGGTCATTAATACGGTTGTCAAGCATTTTATATAAATGTTTTTCCGCATTTGAACCCTGCAATCGTACTACTGTAACTGGATGCCTCTGTCCTGCACGGTGCGCCCTTGCGTTAGCTTGAGCATAAGTTTCAAGGCTTGGGGTAGGACCCCACCATACCACCGTATCTGCGGCTGTTAACGTCACACCATGTGCCGCCGCTTGTGGTTGAATAATTAATATTCTTGGGGAACTGGTTTCTTGAAAACTTTTAAATATTTCAGCACGTTTATGGGCAGGTACTTCGCCATTAATAATCTCGGTTTTAAATCCATCATCTTTTAGTTTGTCGGATAAGATACGGATTGTGTTTTTAAATGGTACAAACAGTAATATCTTTTGCTGTGTTTCGTCGATGACTTCTCTTAACACCTTATAGCGGTTCTTGATGTCAAACTCTAATGTTTCTCCACTATCAGAATACACTGCACCACAGGATATTTGCAGGAGTTTGCTTAGTCCAACAGCTGCATTGACCGCAGTAACTTGTTCCCCTTCAGTCTGCATCACCAACTGCTTGCGGAGTAACTCGTAGTATTTCTTTTGCTGAGGAGTAAGTTCGACTTCCCGACTAACATAGGTCATGTCAGGCAGGTCTAAACATTCTTCTTTAGTGAATCGGATAGCAGGTTGTAGTGCGCTAAATACTATTTGGTCTGCGTTAGGTCTTACCACCCATTTAAATTGGGTGAGTTTGTACATTACTGAATCTTTAAACGCAGTAAAGAATTTAGGCACACCGCTTGGGTTGACAAGTTTAGCTAATCCAAAAGCGTCAACTGGTGATTGGGCGGCAGGGGTTCCTGTTAACATCCATAGCCATGTATCAGGTTTAATAAGCCTGTTTAAAGTCTTCCACCTTGTAGTCTGTGCGTTCTTATAAGCATTGGCTTCGTCAATAACAATTAAATCAAAATTACCGTTGGCGATTGCTTCTTGTACGATTTCAACTCCGTCGTAATTAATGATGACGAACTCGGCATCGGACGCTATAATTCGGTTGCGTTTTTCCCTGCTACCATATGCAATATCTACAGTACGGTGCATAGCAAACTTAAATAGGTCTGCTCGCCACGCTGAATCCATAATGGAAAGGGGGCAGATAACAAGCACACGTCTAATCTTATTGGTCTTCAGCAGATAATCCGCCGCCCATATAACCGAGCCTGTTTTACCTGTACCTTGTTCGTTTAGACAAAAAGCTCTTTGATGTAGGGTTAGAAATGATGACGTAACCTTCTGATGGTCAAACGGCTTGTGAAGTCCGGGCCAATCATACTTCCCCATAATTGGTGATGGGATGTTTTTTATTTGAAGATTCTTTAATACTCGTGCTTCATCCAAGCCCCAGTTAACAGCCACTTGGTTCGCACCAATCTGTCTACTTTTGGGTATCACCGTCGTAACCTTATTAGGGTTTTTTAAATTTAATAGTAATATTTTATTCTCTATAATTTCCAAACTCATTCTCCTGTGAAGCACCGACAGAGCAAAAGCGGTGTCCGCTTGCTCTATCAGTTTTGTCGGTTCCCTACCGGAAACTAGTAGTGCCGACTGGTATGGTTATTACGAGGTATGCGCTCGTGATGTTTGCCACTCATACCTTATGCTTGCATCTTTTAGTACATGAATAACAAATTTAATTCTAATCCTATTACAACAAAATGCAAGTTATTTTTTCTTCTTTTTTTCACGCTTACTAACTTCGCTAACTAAGTTACTTTTAGCATCTCGTTTAAACGACCTGTTCTTCGCTACACTCTGTACGCTAAATCCGTCCTTGTTACTACCACCTTTATCAAGTGCTTTCTTGTGGGCTAAATCTTTACCTTCACGACTCTCTGCAGTCTTGTCTTTATCTGCAGGGCTGTCAGGATGTTTCTTATCATACTCACGTCTTAAGCGTTGACGCTCCATCCGACGTTCGAGTTCTTTTCTTTCTTTTTGTTGCTGATATTCTTTAGCATAGGGTCTTGGTTTGTTAACGTATGGCATATTAGTTCCTTCCATTATGGGCACATTCAAGTACTGAACAGTGTTTTCGACACAACCCTGACGGTCTTGGGTTCCACACGTTTTTCTCGTAGGAAAACTTCATCCGATTATGTTCTGCAAACCACTTTAACCACATTTTATCCTGATTTTCTACGTTGTAGGAATCTTTAATAAAGTTTTTTGACACAACAAACAACAACCCTGCTTTCACTTTTTTAATCTGTGGAAAGTGTTTGAATATGGCTAAAGCCATTAACTCTAATTGGTCTGTATCGGCATACTTAGCGGACTTCCCAGTCTTATAATCTAAGCATCGTGCTTCTTCACCGTTGATTACCAGCAGGTCAGCGATACCCCTCCACCAAACATCTTTATCTTTAAACCCACATGGTTCTAAGTTCTCGTTCAACCCCATTTGAAATTCACAATACTTGTCGCCTTCTAACTTTTTGAGGTTATCTAAAGTAGACTTAACAAAGGTAAACTGTGGGGGGATAGGGGTGCCATCTTTGATGTACAGCTCCGCTGCCTCATGGAATAGAGTACCGTATAACATCGCATCAGTCTCAGGCTCTTTCACATCTTTGGCTACACGCAGGTGATAATACTTCTTAGGGCATTGGTCAAACAACTTAATGCTTGAATACGACCACGCAGGTATCTTAGTCAAAATCTACCTCAATTTCGTAAGCAGGTTTTTCAGTAAATGCTGTGTCAAGTAGATGACTTGTTAATAGGTGTTTAGAGTTAGCCATAGCTGCCGCTAAGTGCATGGTGTAACGCCTGCTAAGCTTTGTATACTCTTCATCCGTGAAGTTAACCGAATCACGCATGGCTATGATTTCTTCTTCTAAATATTTTTGGGTTATATCACTCATCGAAGTCTATCTCAATTTCATAGTCAGGTTTAACACCAAATATAGGCATCCTTAAATCAACCTCATTGGCATCGGGGGCTTCTATCATACGGTTATCCCTAAAGTGTCTAATCATTACTTTTAATTGACCCTCAGTTAAGCCATACAGATAATCATCAACTTTTCTCGTCAAAATCTACCTCCACAGTGTATTCGTCCATATTTAATTCTATGCCAAATAATTCCTGATTATGCTTAGCATATTCAATATCAAACAGCGCATTAAGTCCGGGCATTATTTCCTTTAACAACTGAGCACGTGTTATAGCCATTAGTCATCTCCCAGTAGAGTACGCAATTTTTCTGACCTACTTGGGTGTCGCATCTTCCGTAATGCTCTTGCTTCTATCTGCCTAATTCGTTCACGATTAATCTTAAACTTTTCTCCGGCTTCTTCTAAACTATGTTCGTCTTCGTTTCCTAAACCAAACCGCAACGCTAATACTTGTGCTTCTCTTGGGGTAAGACTATCAATTGCTTCATGAACGGCTTGCACCGTCTCCTTTTCTGCCACACCTTGCTCAGGGTAATCAAGCCCAATTAAACTCCGTGCATCAGAACGCAAGGCTACACGCAATGCTTCTTTACTTAAATGCTTTTCTTCAGAATTTTTCTTTAAGGTCAATGTCAACTGTTCTTCAGTCCACAGGTCTGTAGGGCAAGCACCTAATACTTCCATCAGTTCTTTAGCGTGTTTACTAAACTCGCCATCTACTCCAATCGGTGCTTTCTTCAAGTTAATCAAATCATATAAACCACTTAAAGACATACCTTCACACTTAGCAAACTGCCCCAAGTTTGTATAGCCCATAGCCTCGATAGTCGTAAGTATTAAGTTATTCTTGATTACAAACTTTAATCGGTATTCCTCAACAGTCTCCATAGCTTCTCCCATATCCGCTTTCACAGTTAACAGGTAATCCTTCAGCCCAATCAGGAGTCCACCGCATACACTCCTCAACATATGCTTGTGCCTCTTTTACCTGCTCTTCTTTAACAATACATGCAATTGCATCATGCACGGTCAACACTACATCATACTTCTTAGCAATTCTAATCATCTGTTCACCAATGATACATCTTGCCACCGCTTGGCAAACATTTTCTATTACTTTACCACCATATATCTTATTCCAACCATACCTTGTTTTATATTGGTATTGTATGCCCTTCTCGTCTTTCACGGGAATCAACTTCTCATAACGCATTAACAAACCGCTTGGGAGTTGTATCGCCCTCTCATCTGGCCTGAGCACTAATACACCACTTTTACCTAAAGATGTTGTCATACCCTTAGTCAATGCTTCTAGGGCCAGTTGTGCTTGTCGCCATAGCCCTACAATGTTAGGGTAAGTTTCTCGGTAGATAGTTATAATCTTTCGAGCTTCCGCATCGTCAATCTCAGCGCCGAAGGTCTTAAGTTGCGCCCCGAATTTCTGTGCCCCCATGCCGTAGCCACATCCGAGTATGGTCGTCTTACCCACAAACCTTTCTTCTTTTGATATTTCCTCAACGCTCTTACCGTATATTGCCGAAGCCATGATTTTGTATACATCTTCTCCCTTTCTAAATGCTTCAACCAAATCGTTCTGTCCTGACAACCATGCCAAAACTCGTGCTTCAATTTGAGCCGAGTCTGCATCAATAATTACATAACCTTCGGGGGCAATAATCGCCTTCTTTAACTTCCCACCGTTCGCACCTCTGCTCGGCAAGTTCTGCAGGTTTAAGTTGTCGCTCCCACCCCACCGTCCTGTGTGAGCCGCATAGTATTTGAGGGGAACTGGCATCAGTCCTCGCTTGGCGATTCCGATAAACCGCTCCGTCCGAGTTTCTTCAAGCGTTGATTTCGTACCAAGTCGTGCTGATATAAGTGCTTGTACTCTTACATCAGGATGTTCAGCCAAAGCTTTAAACTCCTCGTCATTCTTGGCAAATGCAAAGGTCTGTTTCCCATTGGCAGGGCTTTCCTTCATAGGAGGAATTACTCCTAAACCTTTTAACAGTTCAGCAAACTTGGGGTTAGACATCAGGTCATCCCGATTGTCCATGCCTGCATCTACTAACAACTTAGCCTTTGTGTCCCTTATATCGTTAAAATGCTGTTCAAGCAAATTAAGGTCAAGGTCTAATTTCGGCTGAATAAACATCCTAAGCGTCAGGTCTATCAGCTTCATCTCGTTCTTCGGGAAGCCGTTGCGTACCATCGCACTAAATAGTTTGTGAGTTAAATCTACGTCGTTAACGCAGTAATCCCCATACCTACTAAGTTCTTCCTCTGTGAAGTCTACTCGTCTTTTCCCGGAAGCAGCGATAACCTCATCACCCTTAACACCTATACTGTATCTTTCCGCAAGTGCCGATAGTGATGCACTCGACTCGACTCCATGAATCCCTCGCCCCATACACATGGTGTCAGCATACGCTTTAGCATTTATACCAAACCGTTCAGACATAATGAAGCCATCAAATATGCAGTTGTGCGCAAGCATCATCGACTCACCCCACGCAAATGAATCTAAGAACTTCTTAATCTGTGCATGGTCGCCACTCGCCCATTCGGTATCTCCGTTGTTTACTTTAACGGCTACACCAATTACTTCAAACTTATCACTTCTTACGTACTCCTCAGTCGTTAGCTTACTTAAGCTAAAGGACGATTTCTCGTAATAAGTTTCAAAGTCAATCGTTATTATGTTCACTCAACATCTCCCATCAATATCAAATTTATCCCAATTAGTTTTTAATTTAAGAGTATCGTTCAGTCTTTTAACTTGGTACTCTAAATCTTTAATCTTGTACTCCATATCGGCAATTCGCCTATCTTTGTCTATACACTCTCGGACTAAAGTGTCATAATCTATTTGTAGTTTCCTTTGGTACGCATCCATTTATAAATCCTCTTCCTTATGTTTCTTCAATAAAAAATATTTAAATTTTCGTAACGCTTTCTTTTCAACTTCACTAACCCTACTTCGTGACATACCCAAAACATCTGCTACTTCTTGTTGAGACATATGCCCCTCGTTGTTTTGAGGTACTTTACCTGTAGGTTCTTCGTCTTCGTTATCTTCATCTTCTTCGTGCATTTACTTCTCACTCGCCTTCTTTAATATTGCTCTTGCACAACAACATTGACTAGGTATTCTGTGGCATTTGCTACAAAAAATATTTTGGTTCATTTCTTCTCCTCAAATGGGTCTATGCAAGGGCAACCACGCTCGTAACAAGCTTGGTCAAGTGTCGGAATGTGCTTATACAATATCTCGGCAATCCTAGTCCTTAGCACACTACTAGCATGATGTATGATTACTGAATCTAATAACTCATTTATCAGTTCTTCATTCTGTTTGTAGTGCGCTACTTGGTCAGCAGTTACTTCTTTCATTTCTTTTCCCTCTCTTCCATCATTTCGTCAGCCACTTCATAAGCCAATCTAACAATCAACTTACTTGAGTAGTCAGTTTTAGGGTTTGCTAAAAATCCTATAATTACTTGTCCTGCAAAGTAATCCCTCAAGTCCATGCCGTTATGTTCTTGATTAAATTGTGGGTTATATGGATATGCTTTCATTTATCCCTCGCCTTCATCATTGCGTCTGCAAATTTATACGCAACATTCGCATACCCATCATACGGAAACTCATCCATCTCGTTAAGATTCCAACAACTATCGCCTCTAGTGCCTTTTAACGGTAGCCCCATATGCTTCATGGCTTGAGCCGCAAAGTAATCCCTCAACTCCATGCCGGTGCTTTGTTTAACACCCACTATGTTGTTACCATAAATCGGTTCGGTACTTGGAAATGCTTTCATCTATCGCTCCTTTAATATAATGTTTAATCCTGTACTCCATCAACCAATCCTTGAACGACCTTTCGCTCAATTCACCACTCTGAATTTTTTTGTATAAATCTTTTAATTTAACCCTTAAGAAAGCACGGGGTTGACCATCTTTCCTCATCTGTCGCTCCTCATATTTCGTTTAGCTTCTGCACATAACCTAGCGTACTCGGCAGGTACATCGGGGTGCCAACCACCAAGTAGTAATTCGCAGTTCAGTTTATAAACCTCTTCCCTGCGACTTACCTCGGTTAGATAGATGATGAGCCCACAGAATAAAATCCACATACATACAAGCAAGGGGATGGATTTCATATCCTCTCCTCCTTACCCTTTTTACTGTTAATCCTACCGCTTTCCTCGTAGACAAAAGTTTTAACCAAGCCATTGCTATTGCGTATCACCGCTATCCTACCCTTGGCTTTCCCTTTCTCAACGTACTCGTG